CGTAGCCCCTGCAGAGTTCAAACCCGCTACCGTAGAACAGTATGTTCAGATGCGACAGATGGATTTAGATATGTTTAAGGCGATGAACGAGGCTGGAGGGTCGAACCCTTCCTACCCTTGGGTTGAGGCTGTAGTGCGGCTTATGCGCCCCTCTATCGCCTTTATCGTGCTAGGAACTTGGGCTTATCTTGAAGTAGCAACTACAGGAGGTGCAAATGATACTGTTAGCAACTTTGCTTCTGCCATTGGTTTTTATCTATTTGGTGACCGGTCTCTCTTTTATGCCAAAAAAGGCTTAGGTAAGTAATGGGATTCGCTCTTGGGCAACGCTCACGAGAGCGTCTAAAAGGTGTCGATGATAGGCTCGTTAAAGTAGTAGAAAGAGCCATTGAGCTAACTGAGGTAGATTTTACCGTTTTAGAAGGTCTTAGAACGCCTGAGAGGCAAAAACAACTCGTTAATGAAGGTTTCAGTCAAACTTTGAAATCAAAGCACCTGACGGGTCATGCAGTCGATTTAGGGGCATTGGTGAACGGTGTTGTATCTTGGGATAAGAAACACTATCACACAATCGCCGATGCAATGAAAAAGTCCGCCGAGGAACTTAAAATCAACATCCGCTGGGGAGGTGACTTCAAGTCCTTCTTCGACGGACCACACTTCGAGTTAATATGACTTTCTGGGTTTTAGGCGAACCAGCCGCTTCAGTCCCCGTGGGGAGTGCTGAAAAGGATTCTAATAATTCCTAAATCAATGACGAAATGAGCCTCGTCATCGAAATCAGGAACATACTCAAATCCTACACTAAAACCAGTAATCAGGTGTAGGTCAATTATCATTTTACTGGGCAAGCTCCGCTGGCACACTCGTCGCCACCGTCAAAAGACGCTTCATCAACATGAGTAATCAGTTGTGTCGAAGCTACCAAAGCATCATACTGCTCTTTAGTAATCTCTTCCAAAGGCGCTTGGTGGAAACCGTGTTCGTTGTGTAACAAGAACGATAGAGACTTGTGATTGTTCTTATAGTTCTTGGCTAGGTACTTCTTAATCTCAGGCAACTCTTCCTTGCGGTAGTAGACTGTGCACGATACGCTGTTGTCTGACCAGTTAGCCTGTAACCACTTCACCACTTCCAACTGATCGATAGCGGTCATCTCCGCAGCAATCTTTGTCCCTTCAGGATAGCAGAAGGGGAACGACACCACCATCGTGCTGTGATCCTCAGAGCCATCGAAGTTACGCTGATACTCGACAGGATAGCCATGCTCACGACATACTTGCACCAAGGGATGATCTGCAGCGATGCGAATACGACGAATCATGTATTGTGAGTATGCTGGATGACAACCTGAAGTAACTCCCGGCAACAACGACAAAGTCCCACTTGGTTTCACCGTGGTGAGCTTTACCGACTCAGGGAAGTTATGTGCATGGCTGTACTTAAAGTCAAACTCACGCAGACGACGATAGGTATCGTTTAACCAGCTACGCTGCTCTTCAGTGGCTTGTAACACACCAGTAACGCCAATACCCATCCGCATATTCTTGTGAACAATGTCTTCCGTCTCTTTGAGATGGCAAGGCAGTGCAAGGCTATGTTTGTTGATGCGATATAGCAACTGGCAAACATCCAATAACTGCTCTTTACTCTCGATGTTAGGCAGATATACTTCTGCTAAGCAGCAAGTTTCATAAGCAGCCAAAGACTGCTCAGCACATGGATTGTAACCCATGACATCAGGATCAGGATAATCAGTCTCACCAAGACGACCAATCTTACGGGAAAGTTTAAGATTGATAAGTCCATAAGGCTCACCTTTGCCTTCGTATCCGTCCCAGAAGTATTCGTGTAGGTCTTTAATATCATGGCAAACAACAGAATTATTAGACATAGCTCGCCAAGAAGGAATATTCCCCATGTCCCAGCGCTTAGCCAATAGATACTCGACATCGTCAGGGTCTCCAATCGCAATTTGAGCAGAACGGCGTACATTACCAGCCACGACAATAGAACCGATAATGTTCATGATGTCAAGGCAGTCAATTGGACGCAACTTCTTACCTGCTCGTTTCTCAAGAATATTACTAATCTTAGCAATACCTTCGCATAAGTCTTCAGGACCAGAAGCAGTGCCACCAAAGCCCTTAATCGGTGCGCCACGCCCACGAACGAGAAGGGTGCTGTAAGTAAAGGTTGGCTTCGTATCCGCTAGAAACGCCGCTTTGAGGGTTTTGCCGAGGAGTTTGACCCACCCTTCACGGGAGTCAGGAACGATAAAATCAGCATCAGCGGTAGTAACACGAGTAGGAGCGCTAAAGTTAGGATTGACCGGAGGAAGTTTATCAACATATTGCCTCTGAATGTTATAGCCAACGCCAGAGCCAAGCATCAGCAAGTCCATCGCCCAAGTGAACGGACGGACGGGTTGATCGATAACGGTGAATGCACAGTTCTGTAAACTAGCCAGCCCTAAGCGACCAACTGTGTCTGTCCCCATTTGCCACAGGAATCGTCCAGCTACAGTGCCTTTCAATTCCATTAAATACTTACGAAGACGCTCTTGCTCGTCTGCGTCAAAGTTACAACCTAATTGGTCGTTTGCTGCTTTGATTACCCTTTCAACTGTATCAGTAAATTCTTCGGTTTTCGATTTTGGATCTGCTTCATTTAAGCGTCGTGCATAAGTCCTTTTGTAGGTTATGTACCCTACTGTGCTGAAAGGTGTGTTATATGTCATTCTACTTCCTTTTCTAGTTTATCAAAATTGTCTTCAATTAAATCTACAAACCTCTCAACGAGGTCTTCAGATGATATATCAAGAAGCTCTAACAAGTCAACTTCATTTATCTGCTTTAGTCTGTCTTTTAGATCGTGTATTGTTAGTGCCATCTTTCTTTACCTTCTTTGGTTGTTCAAAATGCTGCAAGGCTTTTTCAAGCCCTTCTTCCCAAGTATCAAACCACACAGTCTTCATACTATCATACCAGTAGGTCTTTTCACCTTTAGGATACCATCTCCAGCAAGATAGTTTTTCTTGACCGATTAAATTTGCTACCGGAGTGCCGACAGAACCAGCGCAATGTGCGATAGCAGAGTCGACAGAGATTACCCCGTCCAACGATTGAATTATATCAGCAGTATCAACCCAACGCTTAGAGGTCAAATATCCTTCGTCTTGTTGTAACGAAACCCAATCGAATTCCGGATGTTGTTTTATGAACTTATCCATGATTTCTTTCGGCATCTGCTTTGCTGCCATATTCCAACTCTTGTTAGTTGTAGTATAGCAGTATCCAAGTAAGGGTTTATCTCTTTGTGGTTTTACTATCTCAGGATTGGAGAAAAGCCCGCCACTGCCGTAGATTTTGTCTACAGCCTTGGTTGGTAAAACTCCGTGTTCCATCAAGAAGTAAGGCAATGACATCACTTTGATGCGTACTGCATTGGGAAAGGATTCTCCCATTGAGTACGGACCATCGTGATACGGTAATCGATTGACGAAACGAAAGATTTCTGGTGGAAATGCTAACTTTACCGTCCGAATACCAGCCTGTTTGAGAAGCGGAATAAAGCGACTAAACTGAATCATGTCGCCCCAGCCAGCTTCGCACCACACAATTGCGTTCATACCTCTGCAGTCCATTCCGGGAATCCATACTGGAGTTCGGTCAAAATGGGACTTAACACCCTGAGTAAACTGAAGGTGTGGCAATGAGCGTAATTCGTGGAGATAAAAACCGTATTCCCAATCGCCTTGCTTGATCAGTTCCATTCCCTTCTGATAAGCTGGATTGGCTTCTTCTTGATTGGTAATCGCAAAGAAGTTAATAAGTCGATTTTTATTTAAGTGTATCATGAATAATAAGTTTTGTCAATAGTTTCGTAGTTCGCAATAAGAAATTCTATGTAGTGCTTAGCCTTTTCAAGGTCTTGCACACCGTTCTTATACGGAAAACGAAGTGAGTACTTAATCACATTAGCTGTCCAAGGATCTAGCTTGTAAGCCATGAAAATGTCCCAAGGCTGGATTTCTGCGACTTGGTAATGGTCGCCCCCAACTTGCTTGCGATCGGGGCTTACAGAGTCGTTTATGCGGTCTATATAGTCTTTTAGCTGCATTGCTTCACCTCGACAGACGATTTGATAGATTTTGTAGACTGTGACCAAGTGCCGCAACTACGGCATTGATAACGCTGATAGGTTCCGGTAGCCGAGATTGCAGTCCCCCGCCTCTGTAGGCTAGATGAGCCACAATTAGGGCAGACGTGGTCGTCAGAAAACAGATTGTGATTAGGATGAGACTTAATCCAAGGACGCAGAGCGCCGTAAAGGCTCTCAAGTAAGACCACATCCTGAATATTATACTTCTCCATCCGCTTCCACGCATCTTTATCTCCGTTCATACATTTAACCCAAAGCTCATGTCCCTCGTGTTCGTGCTTCTTACCGAGGTTAAGACGCTGTGCTACATAGTCCAGCTTATTACTAGGAAACCTAAAGTTGCTGCGAACAACACGCAATAGGTCAATCTGTTTATAAGGCGATGGTGGATTAAAACTATGTAGTAAGAATTCCTTGTTAAGAGTAGGAATATCGAACTTAGTACCATTATAGTGAACAACAGCGTCTGCATCGTTGAGAAGCCCATGAATTCCTTTCAGCATTGTTTTTGGTCGTGATTGGTGAACAGAATCGAACTTCACTTCTTTCTCGCCTAGCCATTTGGCTGCATAGCATAGGACATAGGAAGACTCCATGAGTTGATTAATGCTGACATTCTGTTGCCATAATCCCCAAACATGCGCCGTATTTGGAGATGATTCTATATCAAGAAGTAGTATTTTCATATAGATAATCTTTCATTTTTAAAAGCAGTGTTGGTGAGTCATTAACAAGACCTAAAACCATATTACATTTATCACACAAAAGTTTACGGATTTTACCAGTAGAATGACAATGATCTACATTCAAAGAACGACGAGTATGTGGGTTTTCACAAATATAGCAAAGACCTTTCTGTTCGTCCCACATTTTATCATATTCCTCAGTGCTTATCCCGTATTTTTGTTTTAATTTAGTTTTGCGTCTGCTATTTTTAACTTTGTCTGGATTATTTTTAGCCCATTCACGAGCTTTCAAATGACAACAGACTTTGCAAGATAAATTGTTCGGGTAGAATTCTATTAATTCTTTTTGTTCCGTACAAGTCTTGCAGATTTTCATGACCACTTCCGCATCTCTTCGAGTTCGTTGTCGAAGTCGTTAAAATTAAACTCTTCTTGATCTTGAGTATCTTGACCAAGGAAGGCTTCCCAAGCTGCTTTAGGAATAGCATGGTCATGCGCTCTATCAGCAAACGATGTCGTGTCCGTAATGAACTTAATCTTCTGCGATACATCATAGCCGTACTTTGCTGAAACAACATCAGCACAAGCTAGGATAATATCCAGCCATTGATTATCTTCATTGAACTCTATCGTTCTTTCGACAGAGTCATAATCATCACTTAGATTTACTCTTAGTACTAACATTTCTGGTTCCTTTCTTAGGCACGAATTGTGCATTAAATTCATCCAACGATTTACGCAACATTGCATTAAAACCAAACTCAATAAAAAAGCAACGCTCTTCTTCAGTCATATCAAGCTGAAGATCAGCACCGCCGTCTTTACGCTCCTTCATTTCCAGCACCTTCATTTTACTTCCCTCGCTTTTAACATTAAATCAGCTATCACATATGCATGATTACAAATATTATCAGGAACAACTACTGAATTTTCATCCTCTTTTCTATACGAAAAAGAATGAATAAAACTTTGCATAGCTTTAGCCGCAAAGTAATCTCTTAAATCCATGCCGCCATGATCTTCTTGATAACCTTCATTATCTATTGTTGTTGGAAAGGCTTTCATTTTATCCTCGCTATCAAATCAAAAAACTTTTCTGCATCTAAAACAACTAAAGGCTTCTTGCCATTTTGCTTGACAACAGCAACTGGTTCATGGTTGCCGTGTGTCTTTGCTTGTTCATAATAATTATAAACCGCTACTTTGGCAAGACTCTTACATTCAAACTGATACGGTATTGCGTCTCTTGCCGCTGGACTTAGCTTGACATCTTCCCCGC